TCACTGACCCGGGCCACTTGGAGGTCGCCGTTGTCGTTAGAAATGGCAAAATAAACATATCCACCAGTCGAGTTGGTGGAAGCGTCGTAAAACGCAACACCCGCGGCAGAGGAGTAAAGCGTAATAGTAGTTGGAGCAGCGGTAGGGGCAGCAGAATCAATCAGGTGGGCCTTCAGATAGTCGGTAGCGCCCGATTCAATGTACAGAATGGCAATTTTGGTGCCCAACCGGACCACTTTGGGAGTCGAGGCGCCAGCAATTTCCTGATTGGACAGGATAAGTTGCTGGGTAACATTGTCGAAAACCGAGTAATGGACGCCGCCCTGGCTATCATCCCAGGCATACGCGCTCAACCCATTAAGCAAACAGCTATCCGGGGAGGTTTGCTGATAAGAGTTTTTAATGATCGACTCGGCGGTAACGGAAATGGCCGCCTTGGTGCCTTTGGAAATAAGGTTGTCGAATTGTTTGCCGTAAGAGTACAGGCTCTTTCCGTCCATGACCACAAGCTCATCGCGATAGGACGCAATAGCATTGCCTTGGGCGGGCTTGGTGGTGGCGGCAAGCTCTTCGGTGCCGGGGCGCTTGGTCAGGCGGTTAGTGGATTGAAATGTAGCGTTCTCAAGCTCGATCAGTTTGCCAACATCAACCTGTTTTGGGTCGGTCTTGGTGTCGAGCCCCTGTCCAAATTTGAGTGTAAAGTTTTGCCGCGCCAAAGCCATTGATCAACCCTCAAAATACATAAATATCGACAGTAACCGCGGCGCTTGAATTTAGGATAAGCGTTTGGCTCGACTGAGCGTTTCCGTCTTGCTTGTCGTAAATGGTAGCCGCACCTCGTAGCCTTACTATAAACCACCCCGAAAGCTTTTTGCCAAGCTTATGATCAACCGTATTATCCCCGGATCTAAGCGCAATTGAGGTAAGGATTGCGCCCTGGTTAAGCGGAGTGTTATTAGCCGCATTAACAGCTTTTTTGGTGTTGTCCTGGATGCGGTTTTGTACCTCATCCTGGGTGGTTAGCTTTGTATAGCTTGCCATTAGAAGGCCCCGGAGCCACTGCCAGAGCCCGATCCGGTAGGCCACCAGAAGTCAGTATATTGCGAGTCGGCCACCGTCGCGGGGTTGGCCGCATCACGATTTTCGGCTGCATTGTTAATGCGTTCAATCATGGCCGCCTTTTGAGCCATGAGAACGGAAACATCACTCTCTTCTTTTTGGAGGCACTTTATCGCCGCGTCGATAATAATGTACTCGGTCCAACCAGAGATCCCGTCGCAAGTGTCAGCATCGGCCGCCAAGGTGGTAAGTCGTGGAACATACCACAATTGAATAGTCTGACCCTGACCAGGGATCGGAGTGAGCCAAAGCTTGTTAGCGTTCAGGCGGTAACGCAGGTTAGTGACCCCGTAGAAGCTTTGGAAATTTGGCACCGCATATCTGTTGCGGTCAGCAAAGTTGAAGGGGCGAATCGTCACAAAAGAGTCCAAAGTTGACCCTAATGCGAGATCCACCCCCAACAGCTTGTAGAAGTCGCCGGGCAGATTAAAAAAGTTATTCTGTCCGTCGGTAACAAATTGGTACGGGTTGGCTACAAAGTAGTTATCCCCGTACTTTTGGATCAAGAGGTCATAAAGCTCGAAGTAAGATTGGTTGACATAGCCGTTCAGCTCAATGTCGCTTACAAATTGCGAGTTAACCATGTCCGCTCTTTGGCGGGTGGCTGTCCTTAATTCAGCAAGCGTCATTGTAGTGGCCATATGCCCTTACTCCTCTTCTTTCATTTCCTCGTCTTGCTCCTCGTCCATTTCCTGAATCTCACCGATCAGGGCTTTAAGAGCGTCAACAACGCCCATGGCCGATTTGCTTTCAATGGCATTGATCAGCTCGGAGGCAATAACCTTGATTGCCTCGTCGTGAGAATCCATTGACGCCTCTTCTTTTACCTCTTGATCAGGGCCGCCCATCCGCGACAGGATGACCCCGATTGCCTTTTTCTTGCCTGGGATAATCATTCAGACCCCCTTATTGAGCAGAAGAGTTGCCGAGCTTGATTTCCATGAACACTTCCTCACCCGATCCGGGGTTAGTAGAAGCGCCAGAGTCATTGAATTGCACATCAATGTAGCAAGATCCGACGATGTTGTGTTTCAGGTCGGTAATGTACATATCTTGAGCAGCGGCGGGAGATCCACCGGTCTTGAAAGTAGCCATTGCCGCGAAAAACTTGTAGTACACATCAAGCGACTTCGGAGTAGTTCCGAACACGATACGATATGCGCCGGTGCCGATTTTGGTCATAGATGCGATGCCCTTGCTGTTGACAGCGTCCAGGGTAACGGCGCCCGATGCACCAAAGGTAGCGTGCAAAAACAGGCTCACCACTTCTTTTTCGAGAGTCTTTCCGAATTGGTTAAAAAATCTATTTGCCATGACGATTCCTTTTCTAAACCGGATTCTTAGGCCGGAGGTTGGTTTTGGTAGTCCAAGAGCGAGCCCCCCCGTCTTGGAATCGGGGGCAGGGCCAATGACCCCACCCCCTGCATTATTCCACTAATTAGGCAGACAGGCTAACAACGCAGTTCCAACCAGGGGCATTGGTACGGAGTTGGTAGTAAGCACCGACCCGGACTTCGCCGGCGTCAGCGTTAGAAACCCGAAGCATTTCCAATCCGTCGCCGTAGCGCAGGATCTGAGGTACTTCTCCGAGCCCTTCAAGACACCAGGTGTCCATCTGGAGCAGGTAAGCAGTCAGGGCCTGGCAGTTACGATCAGGGAACACCTTGATCATGCTGTTGGCGCCATTGATCATGATACCGCGGAAAGCGATTTCGGCAGGACCCTTCAGCTCGGTGTAGGTCACCTTGCTTCCGAGAGCCTTTTCGAGAGCAGCGTAAGAAGCAAAGCTCACGATACAGACGTTTGGCTTTCCACCTTCCCGGGCGAGCAGGGAGGATGCATCAATGATGGCTTCTTCGATCGACTGAGCAGATCCGTCGTAACGAACACCGCCGAGACGGGTCGGGTCAACAGATCGATCAACGCCGAAAAAGTTGTCACCAGTGCTTGGAGCGGCTTTAGGGAGCCATGCAGCGAGCCCTTTTGGCTTGAGGTTCAAGTCACCCTGAACGACAAGGTAGGAGTTAGCAGCCCAGGTAACGCTCGGAGAAGCGGCAAACTGAACAGTCAGCACGCCAGAGGAGCGGTTAACCTTGGTGATTACGCCAACGTCGGAGCTTGCAGCGCCGCCATCGGTGAGAGTGGCAACCAGGTACATGTTGACTTCGAACTGAACCACATCGTTAGCATTGCCGAGGGCAATAGTTGCGATGTAAGGGCCAGAGCCAGCAACAGAAATAGTAGAAATCTGTCCGATAGAACCGGTTCCAGAGCGGAACAGGGAGCTAGCAACAGAGTTAGTGATCGAGCGAATAGCTCCGTCGATAACGAGCTTTGCGCCTTCCAAGAAAGACATTTTGTCAGTCTTAGAAGCAAGCATGGTTTGGTTGTCGATAGTCGCGATGGAGTAATCGGCAACGCGGGTCAGGAGGAAAGACTCAATCTGCACAGGCGATTGGTTGCCCTGAGCGTTCGAGAAAGTGCTAGAACGGCCCTGGGATGCGCCAGTGATAATTGGGATCGGCTTGTACTTACCGCCGAAATCGGTGTTTTTCTTGACCATAGCCAAGAAGGGGTTATCAGCATAAACGAGGTTTTCTACAACTTGTCCATCGTACAGTTCTTTGAGCGCGGCGTTCATCGCGCTAAGGTCGAGATATTGAGACATTTTGGGTTATCCTTTTGAAAAGAGTTAGTTTTGCAGCGTCACTCGCCACTATTTTAATCACTTGATGCCCATTCGCATTAAAGGGCGTTAAATAGGATAACCGCTAGCGGCTATGGTATGCCGCGACCCTTACATTCCTTATATGTCTAGCTTGTGCCACTTGGGGGGCTTGGCCTACCTTGGCCGCCACCCCCCGTTGGCTATGGAGTGTCTTATGTAAAAAGTGTCATGCACCCGACAATTTCGCAAGGGCTCTTTGGATGCGCTCTTGCTCGGTCTTGGGTGGCAAAAAACTAGGGGCAGAGCTTGAGGTCGCAACGGTATTGTTGAGAGTTGGGCTCGGCCCCTTAGCCGCTTGTGGTTGCGGTTCGTCCTTTTTGGGAGCGAATTTCGATTGGAATTTCTTGGTCTTTTGCAGGGTGGTCTCGATTTGCTCTTCCAGGTACCCCTCGACAAGCTCGGCAGCTTTTTCAATGGTCATGATCTTGCCAGAGCTGTTGAAATACTCCTCGATCGTGTCAAAGATAAGACCTTGCGCGTCATGCAGGTTGATCAGCTCAAACTTTTCATTGCCTGTGACAAACTCGGTAATCTTGCCTTTGAAGCTATCAATTGTCTCTTGATACTGGCGCTCGGCGGCCTCCTGGGCAGCCTTCTCTTTGGACAGCTCGCGCTCTTCTTGCTCACGACGGAAGCGTTCAAGCTCAGACTCAACCCGGGACAGCTTTTGATCAACGGTTGGTTGCTCGCCATTCAGCACAAAATTAACCAGGTCATCATACTTGATGCCCATGGCCTCTAGGGCCTTGAGTGGGTTTTGCTTGGCCTCGGTCTTGTACTTGTTAAAATCTTCAATTTCCTTACGGGCACGCTCAATCTCAATTCGCTCGGCCTTGAGTTTGGCTTGAGCCATTTGTGCGGCTTTGGCTTTCTTGGCCAGGGCAGCAAACTTAGGGGCAAGGGCCGGCTCATCCGACTCGGGTGCCTTGGTTTCGACAGCTTCCGGCGCTACTGGCGCCTCGGCTTCTTTAACGGCAACCGGGTTTTCGTGGGTAGGGATATTCAGGGCCAATTCTTCACTCATAGTCCTCGCTCCTTTTTCTTCAGTTGTTTCTTAAACTCTTTAGCATCCTTTTCAACCTTACGCTTGATTTCGTCATTGTAGTGACGACACACAAAAAGGAATCCGTGGTAAGAGTTGCAGTAGTCGCAGCGCCTCAAGGCCCCGTAGGCCTCACCGTGGTTTGGCTCTTTCAAGCAATCGCCCCCGGGATATTCGGCAACAGGTCGCTCACTGGAGGGGCTGCGGGTGCGGCCATAGGCTCACCGCCCATTCCCATGGGAGGCGGGGGTGGCATAGCTTTTTGAATCAGGACCAACACCTGATCGTTAAAGCGACGTAGAAGCTCGAGCTTTTCCTCTTCAACGCCCTGGAGCTTGGCACGGGTGTAGTATTCGAG